AGCCTTTAAATCCACCTTGTTGAAGATGTCACTCAGCGCCTGAGTTTTCTTCTGCTCCGTCAATGGAGCCAGTGCACCGTCAAGTTCGCCGAAAACATCGGCAAGATCACGCATTTTTCCCTCTTCATCAAATACCTTTATGCCCAGATTTTCAAGAGCTGCAGCCGCCGTATCCGTGGGAGCGGACAGGCTGAGGATTATATTTCTCAGAGCCGTGCCGCCCTCAGCACCTTTTATTCCGTTGTCGGCAATAAGTCCAAGCATTGTGTCAAGCTCTTCAACACCGCCCGAAAGGGACTTTGCCGTGCCGCCGACCGTGAGGATAGCCTCACCCAGCTGAGCGACGGAGGTATTTGACTTCTGAGAAGTCTTTGCCAGCTTGTCGGAAAATCCTGCCAGCTCATTTGTCTGCAAGCCCAGAGCGGACATGGAATCCGTTATCATGTCGGAAGCATACGCAAGGTCAATGCCGCCTGCCGCAGCCGTGTTCAGGACTACGGGAAGAGCCTCCACGGATTTCTGCGCATCATATCCCGCCAGAGCAAGATAGTTCAGCGCTTCTCCTGCCTGAGTGGCAGAGTATTTTGTGGTCGCACCCATTTCCTTTGCCGCTGCCGAAAGCACACCGTATTCATCAGCCGCCGACGTAATGCCCATGGTAGCCGCCACCTGGGACATGGAAGCTTCAAAGGAGGAGCCTGTCTCTACCACGTATTCCGCAGCCGTCTTGAACGCACTTTTCACCGCATTTGCAATATCTCTGGCAGCATTCGCCGCAAGATTTCCGAGGGCTGTCTGAGCCGTGCCCGAAAGCTTTTCTGTCTCTCTTTCCGTGCGCCGCAGCCCGTCAGTCACGCCGTCGGTGTCTATCCGTGTGTTAAAAATAAGGTCGCCGTCATTCAATATCCCTCACCTCCTTATGAATCAAGAAATCTTCTTGCCGCCTCTATCATTCTCAGCTCGTTGGCTGAAACCGGAAGCGCATAGACCTGCTGCATTTTTTCAAGGAACTCCCGCCTGTAGTCTGGCATATCGTCCGAGATGTCAGCCGTCCGCCAGCCGCATATGTCAGTGAATCGGCAGTCATGCAGCCCCATGAACAGCCCACGGAACTTCCACCAGTGCATTTTTGTCTCCCATAGGTCAATGCCGTATTTTTCATAAAATGCAGCAGCTATCATGGGAAAGTCTGCGTCAAAGCTGTAAGCTCTGCGGCTTGAAAGCATTGTACCACTCTCGCTCGTTTCCTTGGGCGGTTCACCGCATCGGTAGAACCACAGCATGAACATCGCAGCCCGTGAAAGGTCACGGGGCATTACGGGAAAAATGAGCCTCAGGGCAGTTATGACCAGTCTGTCCTCGGGAATGCGGCAGTCGGTGATAAGCTCCTCAAATCTCATCCAGCAGATAAAATCAGTGCGGAACGGCAGCACTGTTTCGCCGCCGTCCGTCACCTCAGTGTATTCAGAGGGAAGTCTCTGCGGGAGCATACTTTTTCAGCACCTCTTCCGTCACCTTTGCGGAAGCACGGTTCAGGAATACCCACAGCGCACCTATCTCATCGGTGTCAAGACTGCCTGCATCGGTCACGCCTGCGTCATCGCCGAAATGCTCATTTACGAACTCATCGCCCAGATAAAGCCTTATGCCATCCAGCGTAGCCTCTGCCGCCGTTACCGCATCGGGAGCCTTGACTATCTCAGCTGCAATGCGCCTGGTCTCCTGCACGAAATATGCAGTCTTTGTGGGTATCTCAACGCTTTTGCCGTATATGGTAACGGCAGTGGGGTCCCTTTCGTAGTTAAATTCCATGTTATTCCTCCGTATTTACAGCTTTGCCTTCGGAATTGGCAGAAGCAGCTTCGGTAGTATCCGCAGTAAATGTTCCGCCGCCGCCCGATGTGGCAGGAGCAAACTTGCCGATAACAGGGTCGCCCAGACCGTTGAATGCACCCGAAAGCTTCATCTTATTGTTGTTTTCGGAAGTGCCTGAGGGAGCGACCGCACAGGTCTCCATGCGTGCCACATAACCGCCGCCCGAAGCAGCGTTGAACTTTTCCACTGTCAGTATCTTTACAAGGCAGTCGCCCAGCACCTTGCGGTTTTTGTATATCTCATACACCTTTTTGATGGTGGGGTCGGAATACATAAGGTCGCACTCAAAGTTGTATGCGGTCTTGTAGCTTGTGGTGTCGGTGCTTTCGGTATCCATGTTGATGTACTTGGTGCTTTCCGTCTGAGCGGAAGTTGCGTCATCGAACTTTGACCAGCCGTCACCCATTCTTGCCCACTGAGGCGTTTCACTGGAGCTTACGTCCATGTAATGTTCCAGCTGGGTCCTTTTAACTATCGTATTTGACATTAACAAACATTCCTTTCTTCAATGTATTCAAGAGTTATGCTCATCTGATACGTGCATTTCTTACCGTCCTTTTCGTACTCAAAAGGTACAGCTCCGTCCATGCGTATATCCTGAGCCGTGCGGTATTCGGGGAGAGCGGGAAGCTCCTGCACGTTCAAAAACCACCTGCGCAGATCGTCAAGAAAAGCGCTGGTCTGTATCCTGCGCAGGTCATCGTCCGACAGGCTGCCCAGGAAGAGAGAGGCGTGCATGGCTTTAAGCTTGCTGCCGCAGAGATATGTCTGCAATACCTCGGTGCTGTCCTCCACAATTCCCGCACAGTCGATGTCATCGCTGCGGAAATTCACCTGCATGGTGTAATCCGCCAGCAAAGGGCAGCCGCAGAGGAAGTCCCACAGGGATTCAATAACGGAATCAGCCACGATATCTGCACCCCGCTATCTGAGCAGCCCCTGCAAGGATAGTGTGAACGTGAGCTGCTTTCATTCTCTCGAACCACAGCCGTCCTCTCAGACCGCCTCTTGCCGTGCCGCTTGCTCCATGTCCGCTGTTGCTGTAGTAATTTTTTCGGGCATAGGGAGCGGTATAAACAAGCTCACCTGAGCCTATCACCGTGCCTCTTATGCCTGAGCGGATAAGCTCGCCTGTGTCCTTGGGGGTGTACCTGTCGCAGCGCCTCAGGCATTCGCTGTCTATGAATTTCTGTACAGACCCGCCCTGCGCCAGCCTGTGATTTATGCAGATCTGTTCAGCGCTCATGGGCTTGAAAACTATCATCTTATCACTCCTATCTTACTCCCAGCATTATGTGCCGCATATTTTGGGAACCGAAGTTGTTCACCGTTATGCTGTGTACGTGCAGGCCGCTGTAAAGCTCCTTGTCGGTGGGGTCACTCATTTCCCCGAAAAATATGTAGTCGCCTTTTCGGATATCGGCAGCGATGTCGGGGATAAATACCTTGGCAGTGTCGGCGTTTTCCTCGCCGTATTTTTGCACTTCATAGGCTCTGACCTCCTGCCACATGCAGGGGAATGTGCTTGCCTTTAAGACAGTCTTTCCCGCCGTCCTGAAAACGGTGCATATGCCGTTGGTTATCATCACCCACACCCCCTAAACATCAGCTTCACGCCGCCTGCATAAACATTTCCCAGATATATCTTCACCGCATTGTACCTCGCTGAAGATACCTCCGCCTGAGACCTGTCGCCGTAGGTCACGGAATAGCTGCCTACGGTCTCGGACTTCACATCTGCCGCCCTGCCGCATGAATACATATCATCAGCGCAGGCGCAGCAGGCACGGCGTATCTTGCCGCCAATGTTTTCGTCCGCCAGAAGCTCGGGAGTTATCCTGTCGAATGTAGCAGCGTCAATATAAGCAGAGGCAGGCTCCGCAAATCTTGCAAAGTCCGCCTCGCTCATGGTGCCGTGAAAAACCTCGCTGTAAAACTTGTAATCAGCGTATGCCATTCTCAGCTCCTTTGACGACAATCAGGCGTGAGAGCAGTAAATGCCCGCAGCCTTGTTTTCGTAGGCGTCGGTGAGACCGTAAGCACGGTAGGAGAAGATGTATGCGTCCGCATCGGGGTTAGCGTCAGGGGAGATCACCTTGCTTACAGTATGCTTGCCAAACTGGATAACAGCAGGCTTGTGAACTATCATGAAGTTGATAGGCGCACCGCCTGCGGAGGTCTGCTTGTAGTACTTGCTTGCAGTCCATGAAGGAGCGCTGTTGCCCGTAACAGGGGAGTAAACGCCGTCGGAAACGGTGTAATAATCCTTGTAGTTTGTGCTCCAGTCATCGGGCTGAGCGGTTGTCACCTCATACACCGCCTCGGCTTTCTTGAAGCCGCCTATCTCCTCGCCCGAAGATGTGCCGTTGAGCAGGGAAACAGCAGTCCAGAAGCGTGACTGAGGCACCTTGATAATGCCCGCAAAGCCCTCAAGCACAGATTTGGAAACGTAGCTGTAAAGGCTCTGAGCCGCATTGTAAAGGGTGGGGGTAACGAAAAGATATCTGCCGTCCGCAGGGACTTCCGCCTCGTCCAGTACGTTCACGCCCTCACGAACGGAATCCATGAACGCCTCAGCACCGCCGATGGTCTCAGTCTTTGAACCGATTCCGTTGATGGCAGCGTAGGAAGCAAAGCGTACAGCGTCCATTTCGGGAACAGCCTTGGTGCGGATAAATTCGCTTGCAAGCTTGCCGAACGCCAGACCCGCAGTCTCCTCGTTGTCCATAGCGTCAACGCTGAACTTGCGTCCTCTGTCGTAGTTGAACTTTACGGTCTCGTTGGTGATCTCCACATTGCCCTGAACATAGCCGCCGTTGCGGGAGTAGTCAGCCAGACCGTCCATGCTTATCTTGGGGATAATGATCTCGTTTGCGTTTGCGCCTGCCTGCACAAGGGAGCCGTCCATATCCAGCACGGAAGAGCAGGAAGCAGCCTTGTAAACATCGTCCAGCAGGTCAATGTACTTCTTGAAAAGTGCAATAGCATTTGCCATGTAAATTCCTCCTTTTAGTGTATAAAAATAGCCTCGTTCATCTCAAAGATAAACAAGGCTCATCTCTTGCTTTATTCATGCCGTCCTCCTTACTTTGTGAGTTCTCACTTCGTGAGAGGGGGAAGCCCCATAACAGCCCTTGCGGCGCTGTCGTCCGCCTGACCGCCCGAACCGCCGCCTGTGGGGCCCATGTACTTAGGCACAGGCTCGCTGCTCTCGAAAAGAAAGTCGTTTTCCTTGGCGATCTTGTCCAGCTGCTCCGTGAGACCCACGATCTCGCCATTTGAGAGCTTCAAGCCGTCCATGTTGAGCAGCGCCTTTACGGCAACAGCGTTTCTGGGCTTGCGCTCCGAGAGCTTGCCTTCAAGAATGTGGTCAAACTGCATCTTTTCCAGCTTTGCGGCACTTTCCTTCTGCGCCGCCGCCAGCTTTTCCTTGTAGTCGTCGGCAGTCTTTTTAAGCCCCTCATAGTCCAGCTTGCCGAACTCCTCTATCTGCTTGTTGGCGGCACTGAGCTGACTTTTCACGTCCTCGTAGTCCCCGAACTTGGCGGAAACTCCGTCACAGTCCTTTTTGTTCTCCGCAAGTATCTGCGAAGCGTTTTCCTCGGATATACCGAACTTGGTAAGAAATTCCTTGGTCATTGTTTTTCCTCCTTGTGATATAAAAAAACGTCTATGCCCGAAGGCATAAATGCTTAATTACGATATTGGATTTATTTTGCGCTCATATTCCTGCACGGCCAGGTAATTCTTAAACATATTGATAGCTTTCTTTATAAGCACATTGTTCAGGTAGTACCTAAAATCATCATTCATAGTAATACCAATTTTCTCAGCTTGGGCGATTATCTCAGCTTCATAGCAGCTTAATTCTGCCTGAACCTCCGGATGTTCATTGTACCACTTCACGAATTTTTCCTTCTCATGAAGTCTTTTAAGAAAAACATTCTCGTGAAATATTATAAAGCGATTGCCTTTTACATATGTTTGTTCTAAAAGCTTGCCTTCCACATTATCACCTCGATTTACAAAAACAGCGCACACTTTTCGGGTGTACGCATAAGAAACTAAGATATTTGAGTGAACTCTGCAAATCCCATTTCCGATAATTTCTCAAATGCTTTTTCAACATCGGCAATAAATTCTTCTGCCATTTTAGTATTATCGAAATCTGCTGTTTTTTCTTCCATTGATGTCACGTCCTTTCATTTGGGCATAAGAAAACCGCCTTGTGAGGGCGGTGGATTGTTATATTATATTCTGTCAGTCCATTGACGTTCTCATAGTGAACAGCGATATCCCTATTACAGTTTCGTTCAGCTTGATTGAATCGGAATCAACTGTAACACTGTAATGGGGGTGCTTTTTCTTTAAGAACTCGATAACTGGCTTGCAGGCTTCTTTCAGCTCCTGTATTTCCTGCTTTCTTGCTTCGATTTCTTTTAATTCTTCCATACTCTCACCTCCTCCAATAAAAAATCACCCTACTCGTGTAAGGTGATTAGTCGATAAATTCAAGTTCCTTTTCTTCACATTCGTACAGTTTCCATTTGCCGCCATATCCACCGGGAGTGTTTTCAGTATCACTTTCAACCGTATAAATGCTTTTTTTGTCGGATTTAAATATGTCAACAACAGTTCCTGTTATTCCGGTTGATTTTATCCTAACTTTTTCATACATACCTTAATCCTCCCTGTGAGCAGTGATTATCCTTGGTGTGCTGTTTGGCGTATCTTTTTGCCATACAGTTCTAAAACGTTTCTTTTTAGTAACGCCCAATTCTGCAAATATACTGAATTTCTCAACGCCATCATTTGATATGCTCTTATCGACTGCTTTTGAATAATCGAAAATTTCTTTTAAATCGTCAGTAAGTTTGTTGGCATCATTAACGGTATATCCTACATCGAAAAATTCTTTTGAATGCTTAGCGTTTGGCTTCAAAAAGAATTTATTGACCTTATCTGGGTGTATGGTACAATTATTACCTCTTATTATATTACTTTTTATTATACCACTCTCAGCCGATTTGTCAAGCTCTGAAACACGCTTTTTAAGCGACATATAGTCCTTGATAAGAGCATTTTTGCTTGCACCTCTTGAAAGCATCTCAGCGGCTTTGTCTGTATCGGCATTTCCAAAGGATATGCCCGATTTGCCGCTTGAATAATATTCTTTTGCAAGTTCCTTTGTTTCAGCTCTGAGCTGAGCAAGCGGCATCTTTTCAAGCTCGGATTTTGTCCTGAAAGACCTATGAACAGAAGGGCTGCTGACAGGGCTTGAAGAAGCAGGCGGAATATTGCCGCCGCTGTTTTGGTCGGATTTCTTTGCCGCCCAAACCGTCCTGCTTGCAGCACTCCTGCCAAACTCACCGACCTGCGCCCGCTCATTTCTCGTGAGCAGTCCCGCAGCCTTGGAGAATTTATTGTATTCCTCCTTCTGCCGCCTGAGCAGCACCGATTTTTCGGTAAATCTGTCCTTGTCTCCCGTGGCATCGGCGGCAATGATCTCACGCTTTGTCTTTCGCATGGAGCGCTCCATGTACCTCTGCCGCTGAGTGGCTTCATAGCAGGTGTAGGTCCTGCCGTTGTACTCAAATGGCGGCGGGTCAATGTTTTCAAGCTCCTCTTCCGTATAACTTGGTTCGGAAATGCCCTCTATAACAGGGTAAAAGTCGTGTCGGCAGTTGGCGCCTTTAAGCCCTGTCACCGTGCCATATCCTGTTACATCTCGGAGAGATGGATATTTCTTTGACTTTCCCGAAAGGGAGTACCACCGTCCCTGCCACTGGGCGTGGTCGGGTCTTGCACCTGCGTGAGCATCGACCTCCACAATGTCGGTGTCAAGCTCCGCCGCATTGTGTTCCGAGACCTTGCCCGTCATTTGCGAAAGCCCCGTAAGAACAGCCCTGCGAACCGCTGCATCAGCGTGACACCTTACCCCCGAAGCATAATCCACAAACTGCAAACCGCCCTCTGTGAGCCGCCTCGTGGCGTTCCTGACCGCCGTGTTGTGATCTACAGCACCCGTCATCACCTGCATATACGCATAGTCGAGACAGTCCCTGTAAGCCTCCGCCGCACCGTGAAACCGCACCTGACCGTTTGACCCACGGTAGGAAAATCCCATGGATTGCGTAAAGTTTTGCAATTCTCCCTTGGTCTGGTTCACGCTGGCAGTTACCGCTTGCTGAAAGAAGTCATTGTATTCATAAGGCGTGTAGCCGACGTTCGCCTGCGCATATGCTTTTTTATAAAACTCGTCGGAAGTCTGGGCAGCGTCAAAGAACAAATGGTCAACAGCCTCATCGGAAAGCTCCGTATATTCGGATATCTTCTGCTTGATGTACTCCGTTCCCGCACCCAGCTCACGAAGCCGCAGCACCTGATGCTCCGCACTGTCGGTAAGATATCCCGCCTTTGCTATCCTGCGGCATATGTCGGCGATGATATCCTCCTCAAGCCTGAGAAAAAGCTCCTCCAGTTCCGCAGGCGCTCCCTGCAAATAGTCGGGAGTAAGCATTATTCAAAGCTTTCGGGGAGCATTGCCGCCGCCTGCTCCTCCGTCTCGCCGTAGCGCTTCATGCGGTATTCCACAGGAGACATGATCCCCGCAGAGACTTCCTGGAGCCATATCTTCTGCTCGGTCTCGCTGTCGGTAACAAGGCTGTCGTCAAAGTCGAATGACTGCTCGCACGCCCCTCTGGGGGCAAGCTCATGTATGTCGCAGAGCATATCAAGTACCTGTACAAACTCCGTGAGAGCCTTTCTGACATTCGCCTGAATGGCTGATACCGTGGCATATGACCGCTGCTTGGAAGCCTTTATCTCGGTGGCAGTCTTGTCCGTGTCCTGCACCTCGGAGAGGGTGCCGAAAGCAAGTCCGCACTGCCGTTCTATCTGCCGAAGAAGATTGTTGAGCCCGTTCCTCTGAGCCTCTTCACGTATCTGAGGGCTGAACACATTGAACGCCTGGTCTTGGTTAAAGTCCAGCGTCTTTATCAGCCGCCTGTTGAATTTGGGAGCCGTCTCCGTGCCGTCATTGCCACGCTGTACCGCCGTTACATCGGCATATACCGCCAGCTCCGAGCCTTCAAACTCCCATATGCCTCTTGTGAACTGCATATCCGCCTCTTCAATGGTGGAGATCGCCGCATTGAACACTGAAACCCCCAGCGGGGAACGCCTGTCAATGATGTTCGCCCCGGGCATTTTCATATATACAAACAGCGGCCGCTTTATTCCAGAGAACGTCGCCGACGGAGCAATGTCCGCCCATTCCGCAACCGCCCCGAGAGCTATCTCTCGCCCTATCTGAGCCGAGCTGTCGGACACATACGCCTTGTTCACCACTGTGTAATTCGTACCCGAAAGGGAGTGCTTTTCAAGGCGGGTGAAATATCGTCCCTTGCGGACTATCCTGTCAGCGAAAACGCATTCGGTGATGTTGTCACCGTCATAGCCCGATACCGCCGCAGCGTCCGCCTGAATGATGTCGGTGTATATCTTTCCGCCCGATACATAGGGCTTGAGAAATACCCCGCCCAGAGCACAGGCGTATTCCACCCACACGGGAGACAGCGCCACTGCCTGACTGTACGCATCGGAAAGATGATCCGCCCTCGGCGAGCCAGTCAGCTCCGAGTTAAGCTCCAGCGTGACCAGCCTTGCCATTTCATGGGCCACAGAGTAGGGGAGATTAAGGCAGCGCACATTGCTGTCAGCCACAGCCCACGGCGGCGTGCAGCGGTAGCATTCCGCCCACAGCCTTACCGCCTCGGTCATGTCCTTGTCAGCAGGCATGGTCTGCATTTTCGCAGCCAGCTCATTAGTGTCAAACAATTTGCATATCGCTCCTTTCAGCCAAGATAAAATGCTCATTTTCCGCTTCTCCTCCAAATCTGCGATGTGGCATACCGCACAGCGTCAATGCTGTGATTGTTCCTGTCGGGATATCCCGATATGATCTCGCCGTCCTTGCTGCGCTCGTATTCGTACTCCAGAAATTCCGCCGCAGTCTCGGGGCAGCGTTCGTTGTCAATGACTATTTCACGTAGGGACTGCAGCCACTTCATGGAATAATCCACCGACCCCGGGCCCTTTTCAGCTCCACGGGCAAGCAGACCAAAGGAGCGGTAATCCGCAACAGACTTCTGCTCCGCACTGTCGCACATTAGCATATCGTTTGCCGTTACGCCACGTTTTTTCAGCTCATCAGCAGTCTCCGCATTGCCCTTTTTGTTGCAGCGGAACTCGTCATATATCACCAGCGTGTGCTGCGCCGCCAGATATGCGCACCTGACATACGCAAAGGGGTCGGGATACCAGCCCCAGTCAACGCCGTGGAGTATCGTTCCAAAGGTCTTGATGTCCTCGTCAGTGACCTTGCGTGTGACCACATTGTCGAATACATTTCCGCCAGTGCCGTTGGAAGCGCCCAGATATTCGTTTTCATACGCCGTGGGATTGGTCTCTTTCAGATATTCCGCATCATCGAGGAACGGCTTGCCCAGCCACTTTTTCGGCACCGTCAGATAATTGCTTTCGGTAACGAGCCTGTCCGCCCTCGGCGCTTTGATGTACTTGTTTGCCCAGTTCTGAGCCGATTTCGGGGGATTAAAAGACTTGAACTTGTAAGCCCTGTCTCCGCCTCTGATGACCGACTGTTCTATCTTTCGGACAGCCTCGGGACCCGAGAACTGGTCAAGCTCCTCGAACCACAGAATGCCGATGAACCCGAAGGGGACTTTTATGGACTTGATCTTGTTCTCATCGTCCGCCCCCCGGAAATATATCTTCTGCCCCGTTTTTGTTTTGGTTATCTCCAGCGGAGATTTTGTGGCAGCATATTCATCGTCAAGACCGAGGGAAAATATCGCCCACAGCATCTGATTATACACCGAATCTTTCAGTGTGTTGCCCACCTGGCGGAGAATGCAGGCGTGCATATCCTCGTTTTTCTCCAGCAGGTCGATGATTTGCAGAGAAATGAAGCTTGATTTTGTCGAGCCTCTTCCTCCAGGAAATACGAACTCCGAATATTCTCCGTCTGTAATGTCGAACACTACAGAAGCAAATGACGGAGCAATAAGATTTGCAGGAATGCCGTTATAAGCTGTTCCGCTTTCGGGAGCAGGCGGGAAAGCCTTTTCTCGTTCAAGCTTCAGCCGTTCATTGTCGTACCTGATCTTGTGCCGCATCATATCATCGTCACGGATAATGCTCCGCAGCTCCTTTACCGCAGCCACATCGCCCATTTTAGCCTGTTTGAGCAGCGCCGCATTGACCGCAAGCATATTGTTCACGTCTTGTTCGTCCAGCTCATCGAAGTTCACGCCCATATCAGAAAGGAGCTGGTAGTCCGCCACCTGAGAAGCAGGCAGCGACAACAGCAGCTCCATACATTTTTTCATATCACGCTTTTTCCGCCTTGCTTCACCCGAGGCCTTGCCGCCTTTTTGAGTGATTTCTCGGAGTTCACTCGGAGTTCGTTCGGAATTTGATATTAGATTTTTTTCATTCACGGGTCACCACCTGCTTGGTTTGGAGTATAAAAAATCTCCATACAGAATGTAAAACTCTGTATGGAGATTAAATTTAGTTTAATTTTTTTATAATATCATCTAACCTATTTTGTATTTTATTAAGCTTAAGCATGATATCCTTGTGCTTTTCTTGTTCAGCACGAGCCTCAGATGCAGCACTTGATACGGTAATGTTAAACATAATAAGTAAAGCAAAAAAGAATCTGGATATTTGAAGAATTGATATAATGACTAGTGAGATTATAATTGGAATAATAAATGAATTTGAGAAATAATCTATTCCTAAAAATATATTGGAAAAAATCAGTGCAAGAACTGTTTCTACAAAACCTATACTGATTGTTATTATGAAAATTTCATGCTTTTTTTCTTTAGATAATTTTTCGGTTATTGAAGTACGTGCTGTTGCTAGTATAGATATTACAGCAATGTATATCCCAATACTCATTTCTAAAAATGAGTTAATGCTTTTAATCGCATCTTTTACATATGCTAACGAAAGAACAGTTTTCATCCAAGGGTTAACACCCCATAAAAGCCCTGCAATTATTACTAATATTATTATATTTGCAATTATTTCTATGAGAAGTTTACACTTGAACGAGTTTTTCTTTTCCATTGCTTATCACTTCACTTTCTGAAGGGTTTTGGAGTAAAATACGCTCACTTGTTTCGAGCATATTGTTATTGCGAAATTGCTGATATTCATATATATCGCTATTATTCTTTTCAATAATGTCAATAGCCTGGTTAAGAAGTTCATTGTCTAAACCAGTGACTGATCGCTGGCATTTTATATCATCACGAAGTATAATATCTTTATTTTTCAGGTATGCTTTTTCTATTTTTTCACTTTTACCATTGCGATAGCTAACTTGTATTTGTTTAATACAATCATTATTTTCTATGTCAAGTTGTTGCAGTAACTCACATACCTTGTCTTTATACATAGAGCTGTTACGTTTTCGTTCACCAACATTAAAAGTTAATACTATTCCGTTACTGTTGATATCATTAGCATTATCCATTAAACTTTTTAGAACTTGAATCATACTTTGAGATTGTATAATTCCTTCATTAAAATATTTATTGGCATCATGCCCTAAATCTAATACTAGTGTAACAGATTTTACTTCCTGTGAGTTAACGATTGTATCAATATCTACTGTTTTAATTAGAGGCATTATTCGAAATCTAATATTCGAATTTTGAATATAACTATTAAAGTATTCGTTTATTTTATTGATATTAGGTGCTTCTCTAAAACCTGTTAATAACGCTATATTATAATCGTCATTATAATATAGCAAATTGATATTAAACAGATCCTTATTGATTTCATTAAAGTCTAATTTATCGTTTGGCTTCCTTTCATAGACAACACCGTCTTTAGGGTGTCCCAAAGGAATAACAAAAATTTTATCTTTATTTATATCATTATGCTTAAATCTGAAAACACTTGTAGTCCTTCCATTAAGTATAACCGAAGACGAGATTAACTCACGCTCAAAACTGTCTTCAAACCGCAAGAAAAAATCAGCAATATTTATATCGAGTAATTGCCCATTTTCATTAACCAAATTGATAGAACAAATTTTCACAGGCTTAGTTGTCATTTCTGTTGCCATATATGTTACACCTCACGTAAAATATTTTCTACATAATATCACAAAAAAACAAATATGTCAACAAAATTTGGAAACTAATTTAAAAAATGCTAAAAATGGAGAAAAATCAGCAAAGAATATCGCCTGACGGCCGTGAGGTGCCGAGCAGGCGATTTTGCATTCTTTGCATGATATAATAATACATCAGAAAATTGCCCCGTACCCGCACAGATTTAAAGAATTTCTCCAAGCTCGGATGCAAGAGTTATCAGAAAATCGTGGCGTATAGCCTGACATGTGCGCTCACAGTTCAGTGTATCACAATATATCATAGGAGTGCTTCCGCAGACGTTCTGCATAATAAAACGCTGTTCGTGATCCGGAAATACCGCAAGTGCTCTTTCAACAGCAGCAATTCTCTTTCGCAGCAGAGCGGTATGCTTTTCAATCTGCTCCGTTACCGACTGAACGGGCTTGGATATCCCGCTGCCATGCACAGTGCAGTCAGGCGTGCTGTATATCCTGTCAAATTCGATGGACTTTATTCGGCGCTTGTTATCCTCATAGCTGCGTGCCACGGAAAGCACACGCTTGTAAACCTCTTTGTCAAGATATTTTGGCATGTATGTCCTCATAGTTTATCGCTCCTTTTAAGTTTGTATTCGTTTTATTGCACCGTCCATTTTAGCTCCGCAGGTGGGGCAATATCGGTAAGACTGCCTAAATGCGTCAAACAACATTTTATTGCTTTCACCCTCAAAAGTGACCTCAAAGCATTCTCCGCATACAGCGCATTCGGCTGTAGTGTAATTTCCGTAAAAATTCAACCATTCGCCATGCTTCACGGGTGCGACATCAACGGTAGGTGTATCTTTTTTTTTCTGAATCTCCCGCAGCCACGATGCACGCAATAGCCGCAATTACCGTTATACCGATGATAAAACCTATCAGAAATCCGCCCAGAAACATCATTCTTCACCGCCTTTTATCGTTCTGAACAGCTCCACAAGCATTACCTTTCGGTCGCCGTAATTCATTCTGCGTTCCTCAGCCTTCGCCTTTTCGATATCCACCTTGCGGATTTCCCGATTGCAGATTCTGATTTCCTGATCAATAGCATCAACGATTTTTGCATTGGACTTAACGGCATCAATAGCAGCCAGCAGCGCTTCTGCGTCCTGGTGGAATATTTCATCGTCGCCGTCATTGGTAAAATGACCCTCAGCTTCGGTTTTCAAATCCTCAAGATGCTGTAAAATTTCATCAGTTCCCACGGGAATTTACCTCCTTGTTTCTGTCCGATTTATTTTCATTATTGCACTGCTCGCAGATGTAAATCATTTCGCCGCCGTTACCCGAAGGATATGCCCTCGGCACGTTATTGATATACATCTTTTTTGAACACTTACTGCATTTGACCTTTGGAATCATAATGCGCATATTATCGCCCCCATTTATCCGTCCATCTTTGCCCCGCAGTGAGGACAGAATTTATATGGATAATTTTCAAGGTCGTTACTTAGATGTGTGCAACAACTGCAAACATCGTGAAAATATTCCACACTCCAATGCCAATGTCCATGCTTTACAGGCGCAACATCATTTTCATTGATAAAATTCCTGCAAGCCTCGGCGTTCTTGTAATTTGCCCCGTCAATGCAGATCTTCTTATGAATGCATTTTTCACATTTCAGCATTTATCCATTCCTCCAATCTTCTCCCTTATCCTTTTCCCATATCCCTCATCACCCGTCAGCATTCCAACAATATCAGCAGTGCAGCAGGCAATGCGATACAGCGTTTCTGCCTTTTCGGCTTCGGCTTTAAGATGTGATGCTTGTTTGATGTTGTACTGATACTGCGCATACATCAGGGTGTATCTCTTGTGCTTCTCAATGTCCTGCATATATTCGGAATACGCTATCCGCTTCATACGTTCAGCAAATTCCTTTGGCATACCGCCGAATTTGAATTTTTCGTAAAGCCTTCGCAGGCGGTCAAGGTAGCGGTACTCGGGAGCGGGAAGGCTATCGAGATTTATGCTGCCGTCATAAGCCTGCCGCTCAAGTTTTTTTAATTCCTGCTCGGTCAATTATATATCACTTCTTTCTCTTTGGTGGAGGGGGTGGAGGGTTTGGAGCGTATTTTAAAACTTTTATATTATACTATATAATTTATAAAATACTTTTTTATTTTAGGGTTAAACCCTCCACCCTATCCACCCAGATATATTTTGTTAATAATTTACGGTAAATCTGCTTTGAGGGATTTCATTGATATTTATGCCTCTGTACATATTGGCACTCTTGGCTTTTATCTTCGGAAACCTCTTCGACATCTCCATACCAAACTTCGTGCTGCTCATGCGGTATTCACAGTAATCTTCGCACCATTGGGAATAAACAGCAAACAGCTTGTTGGCACTTACACTCTCACCCTCTCCGATAATGCAGCAGGCATCAATGAATGTTGATATCACATCCATTTCACGGCGGTATTCATTTACCGAGTTAAGCACAGCCGCAGGCATTCCCAACCCCTCACGCTGCCACAGCATACAGCCGTCAACGCACCACCTGAGTATTGCGGGCAGCTCTGATTTAAGCTTATAGGGCAGCCTGCGGTCAACCTTTTCCTCGGGTATCTGCACGGTAAACGGTATCAGATGAATACGCCGCCATATACCCGTATCAGTGCCACGTATAACAGGCTTGTGATTTGTCGCCATCCAGAGCTTGAACTCGGGCTTGAACTCAAATTCGTCACTATACAGCTTACGGGCGGTGACAACATCATCACCTGTAAGCTGTTTGAGCAGTCCTTCGTTTATCCTCATGCCCTCGTTTGGTTCAACAGATGTAACGAGCCTTGCGCCTTTAAGACGTGCGATATCGCTGTTTGCACCGCTGCTTCCGCCGCTTCTGACCATAATGGTCTCCGGCTGAATGTTGGTGATATATCCGCCGAAAACATCACGCAGCACTTCAAGAAAAGTGGATTTGCCGTTTCGCCCTGTGCCGTAAAGGAAGAACACACACTGCTCCGCCGTGCTTCCTGTCAGGCAGTAGCCGACAGCCTTTTGTATGTAGCGTATAAGCTCTCTGTCGCCGCTGAAAATGTCATTGAGAAATGATATCCATTGTGGACAGTCGGCGTGGTCGGTGTATTCTGCCGAAAGTATCTTCGTGATATATTTTTCCGGGTCATGGGGGAGAAGCTTTCCCGTTTTCAGATCTATCATGCCGTTGGGAGCGTTGACGATAGTTTTGTATCTGTCGAGAGATGACGGAAGTATCGGCACATGATGCTGCAGCTCTTCCACCATATTTTTCTTGGACTTTCTGCTGCGTGATGTTTTCATATGCTTTTCAAATGCCTTTGTGATGTCATCATCGGGACCGTTTTCCGCAACGTAATAGGTGTATTCCTTTTTCATGTCATCAATGGCACTGTCTGCAATGCGGTAAATGGTGCCTGTATCATCATAGCACCATCGGCGCTCATCGTAATACATCCACCTGCGTTCAACGTGATTATATCGTATCTTCCCGCCAAATTTATCCATGATGCGCAGGGCGTTGCCCATATCGTCCATGGTGTGCAGAACAGGCTTTTCGGTGCCGCTGTTTATGGATATGGAGTAACCGTCAGAACCACCTTTGGGGTTGTACACTTCACGGGTACTCTCCACAGCTTTTAGAATAGTGAGCTTTCCGTATGTGCTGCCTGACTGCCTGCGGTCCCATTTGTCACGCATAAGACCCGATGCACGGAAAGCTTCATCTATCTTGTCGGGGTCAGCTCCCAGCCAGAATGAAAGCATATTGCACAGTGACAGGTCAGCCTCCGACTGGGATTTGAAATAATTTTCAAACCGTCCTGCGTAAAGGTCGGAGAACATGGCTCCCTGCTTTGAGCGCCTTGCCGCTTCCAGCGCCTCCGATACGGAAAGGGAGCAGGGAGCGGAAGATATCTCCCGCCTCTGCTGCGGCTCACGTCCGCCGCCGATGTATTTTTCATGCAGCCCCTTTATTGCCTCGGTGCCGTCGGTTATCTCCACATATTCGGCGCAGATGTTCCCCGTCATCACAAAGAAGCGGCCGCTTTCATACATCTCAACGCCGTTTTTGTCCGAACGTCTGCCGCCTTTGGGAAGGGAGCCTTTGCAGATGATGTGAATGCCTGTGCCTGACTGGGACTTTTCCGTGTATGACTGCAGTGTGTGGATAAATTCGCCGATGATGTTGTTGTCATCGCCGCCCTCAAAGGCTTTCAGTGCATCTGTCTTGCCGTCAAGGTCAACGCCGAAATATCCGGAATTGTTGAAGATAAATCCTATTCCCGAAAATCGGCAGGAGCAGCTGACAGCTGTGTCAAAGTCGCTCCACGTCTCGGGATTGTTGCTCTGGGCCTGTCCGCCTGTATAGGGGTTTATGGGTATCTTGCTGATATGGTCGGGACGGTCGGGCTTGGGGTCGGGGACAGCCTTCCAACACACCCAGTTTTTCAGTATTTTTATCTCTTCGGGTATGTATTCATACATTTCCCCTCACCTCCCGATTTCAGAATGGCAGATCACTGTCGCTGATGACCTCTTCAAAATCGCTCAGATCTGCCGCTGTTGCTGTGGGTACCGTAGGAACTGCAGCCGAAGCGAACTGCTGCTGAGGCTTCTGAGCGTAAGCCTGATTATTGGCAGCTGGAGCAGCTTCCTTGTAAACGTGCTTGCAGTCGGGATATTTTGTTTCATTGACATACTTCACACGCTCGCTCGTTTTTTCTTTATAGGTGTTGTGCTCAATGGTCACACGGACAGGCTTGCCGATAAGGTCTTTACCCATTTCATTAAGCCCTGGATATGATTTTCCGGCAGGGAGCTGTGCGGCCTTGGCAAGTGCCATTATCTGCGCAAACGAAAATCCGTCCACCTGCATATCAGCCTCGGAAGGTTCCTTCTTCTTCCACAAAGAATGAAAGATGTACCTGTTTGAGAATTTCTGAGAAACATCATTTCTGATAACAAGTCGTACATCAAAATAGGGTGTACCGTTAGCTGTGGAATTAAGTGCGGCTGTTCTGACAACGCACTCATATTCGCCCTCAGGAATAAGGTCTGAGCCTGTTCCCACATTATCGTAGTTTGTTGTAAAATTCATTTATATTCCTCCAATACAAGTTTGATTGCTTCCTCTTCACTGTGACATATTCCTGCTATCGCCCCGTTATTTCTCATCGCTTTCAGGAATTTTTTCTGTTCCTTCGATGCCCTGCCACCTGGCTTTTTTACCTCGATGAATATCGCTTTCCCGTCGGAGCGGCGCACGCCGAATAAGTCCGAAAAGCCCTGCGGAAGTCCTGTGCTGAAAAATCTGCCGTCCTGAGTATATCCGCAGCCTACGTTGCAGCGAAACATTATCGCATACGGGGAAAGAGCGGCACGGATATTTGTTTGTATTTCATGCTCCGTCATGCAGCATACCTCTTTTCTTTGCCTGATAATAAGCCCACCCGGGCTTGTAGCCATGCTTGTTTGCGTATAAAAGCAGCTCATTGTAGCTTTTACAGCTGTCGGGGTCGGAATAGTCGATGCGGAAGCCCTCTATCTTAGACAGCTCAGCTTCCTTTTTTTCTATTTCTTTGCGTTCCTTTACGGGGATATCAGCGCCGCAGTATGGGCATTTACGGACAATTTCTCCGTTTTCGTCTCTTGTATGAAAAGTGAGAAAGCATTCGGGGCACTGGGTAACAGCGTTTTCGGCAGGCTGGCTTTTTTCACCCTTTTTGCGTTTTGGCTTTTTATCCAGGGTCCATTCCCTGTCATCGTCAGGCAGACCGTGACGGGCGTAATTTCCCACGTGGTCGATTATCACTGCACGCTTATCGGGACGGTATCTCATGCACCTCATAGCCTGCTGAATATACAGAGTAAGCGACTGTGTAGGACGGAGAAGAATTGCGCATTCGCAGTCGGGAACGTCGAAGCCCTCGGATATCAGATCAACGTTGCAGAGAATATCCAGTGCACCGTCCTTGAATTTTCTGACTATCTCATCACGTTCGGCCTTTGGGGTGCTGCCGTCAATATGTTCAGCTTCAATGCCTGCGGAGCAGAACGCCGCAGCCGTTTCTATGGAGTGCCGTATTGACGTACAGTAGCATATTGCCTGTTTGCCGTCCGCAAGCTTCCTGTAATACTCGATGACGTTCCCGAACACAGCTTTTTTTAGCATCAGCTTTTCGACCGATGAAGCGTCAAACTCACCTCTGCTTATTTTGGCTTCTGATAGGTCAACCAGTGACGGAGCATAATAATCATAAGGCGCAAGGCAGTGATTTTCGATAAGCCATTTTGCCGAAACTCCGATTATGAGCCTGTCGTTAACATCACCCAGTCCGTCACCGTTGAGCCTTACGGGAGTTGCGGTGACACCGACACGGCGGCAGTCAGGAAAATAATCATATATCTTGCGATATGTACCCGCAAGGCAGTGGTGATTTTCATCGGTGATTATGAGCTGCGGCTTCGGAAGCCTGTCCAGTCTGCGGGCGGCGGTCTGGACCATCATAATGTCACACAGCCGCATATTCACGCTCCACCATGTAAAGGTGCTGCGTATCTGGTCACACAGCTCACGGCGGTGAACAAGAAACAGTACACGATTGCCCTTTGCCGTGGTCTGCCTGGCAATGTCGGCAATTATGACAGACTTTCCGCCGCCGCAGGGGAGGACTATGCAGGGAGAGCGGCAGCCCTCTCTGTAAGCCTGCCGCACTTTGTTTTCAAGGTCAACCTGATACGGGCGCAGCGGCATTGCTTACAGCTCCTTTCTTCGCTGCGGCAACCCGCTTTTTCACGCAGTCCAGGCAAAGGGTCTTGCCGTAGCACTTCTGAGAGCCTTCCACGATCTGAGCCACACTTCTTGTGCCAGTGGGTCTGATAACCTTGCCGCAGTCTGAGCAGCGTTCGGGATTAACTCCCTTGTCAAGCCAGTCCTTAAGCTCTTTGCCAAGTTCGGGGGTAATGACGCTTGCAAAGCCGTCAAGGAATGTGGTGTCCTTTGAGGTAACGGCAATATGGTCCCTGCCAATGTTCATAGCAATATCAAATTCATATTCGGTATCATCACGCTGAACCGGAGCAAGTCCTATTTTTACGGGGACAGTCTTGCCCTTTTCGTTTGTTTCCATCGCATAAGCCATTTTTGCACGCATTGTAACTATCGTGTGGGCATTTACCGCAAGTATCGTGTTCACAAGGTTGTTCTGATATTTGCCCGCTTCGTCCCAGGCTGTATAGTCATTTTTTCCGGGGCGGGTCTTTGCTATTTCCGACTTGATGTCAAGGACACCGCCCTCGTTGTTCCAAGCGTGAGAGAAGCTGTCAACGATAATTACGCCGTCCTCGCCCACAACCAAAACAGCAGCCTTTACAGCGGCAATATACCTGTCGGGAGAATAAGGAGGCTCAAGCTCGCAGTACATATACTTGCCTGTCGGAACGGCAAGATCCTGCCTGTCCGCATAAAACTTTCCTCTGCCGTGCTCCGTGTCGATAAGTGCAATCTTCTTCCAGTCGCCTGTAATGCCGTATGCAATGTACAGAGCCGAAAGTGTCTTGCCCGCTCCCGAGACTCCGCACAGGGCCATACGAAGCTTTGACCTTTCACGTGTAACCTCTCCGAAAGAAAAATCATTCATTTCTATCACCTCACTTTATAATAAGACTTCTGCTGCGTGTCAGGCGCACACCCGGAATGTTCTCCGCCCCCTGCTGGAGCTCCTTTTTGAGGGGCGTTTTCCTGATGGTCGGGAGTTCATATTTCAGCAGGTCGTCATGGTCGTGGCTCTGCGCCCAGTTGATAAATTCAATGTCGTTCACTACTTCCACGCTTTCGGCATTGTATCTCAGCATAAGGTTTGCCTTCACGGTGTCGAGCTTCTTTATGCCCATGTCGTCCATGCACTTCATAAGATACTCTTTCAGGCGCTCTGCCTGTTTTTCACGGGAGGCTATCCTTGCGGAAAGCTTCTGGCGCTCGGCTCTCATGGCTTCGGCCTCTGCGGAAATATCCTTGATGAACACCGCAATGTTTTCAGCCTTGGCACCGAACTCCTCCTCAATGCCTGTGAGAGTGTCGAACCACGCCTCGACCATATCCGCTCTGGCAGCATCGGGGTCGGGAATGACCGTGCCTTCATCATCAATGCACCTGCCCTGCTCGTCCTTTTCAAATTCAAAGCTGCTGATAGCGTCATAGTTTTCAAACAGCTCTCTGAATGTGCCGCTTATTTCGTAAAGTTTCATATTCTTATTACCTGCGCTTTCTGTATGATTTTTTTCAGATAAGGGTCGTTTTCCACAGCTTTTATGAGAGCCGTAAAATCGTCCATGGTCATCTTGATAAGAAAAGGCTTTATGCTGCTCTCTGCCTTTGGAGCGTTCAGCTGAGCCTCTGCCGCCTCTGCACGGTCAAGAGCAGCGTTGCGCTGATTTCTCATGTCCGCAAGGTCACGGTCAGCCTCGTCACGGAAATTTTCAAAGTCAAGATTTAGCCTGCGGAGGGTCTCGCTGAATTTCCTTTCAGCTTCCGAGTCGGTCTGAACCGCCACATCACGGGGCTGGGATTCAAGGGATTTTATACGCTGTTCGAGCTCGGTATTGCGTTCACACTCTTTGCTGAGCTTTTTAATCTCCGCCTTAGCGTCCGAAAGCTCATGTTCCGCATTATCTGCACGGTTCATAGCATTTACTCTGTCCCTGCGTAATGACTGATTTTCGTCATGTAATGAATGATTTTCGTCAAGCGCTTTGCTGTACCGCTGCATCTGAGCTTCCAGCTGCTTTTTGAGCTCAATATATTCCTTGTGGGTGGTGATATCGCCCGACTTAACCTGTTCCACAAGCTCAGCAGGAGCGGAAGGACGGGCGGCTTCGTAAAGTAATTTGATATTTCCGTCGGTAAGCTTGTTAAGATTCATCTGTTCTTCGACAGTAGAATTGCCGAACAGTTCGGCAATTCTCACAAGATTGTTCCCGGTATCTCTGCTGATACCAACGCTCTCACACCAAGCACCAAACTTACCATTACCGCAATTTGCAAGCAGGCCGTGAGCATATGCAACCTTTTTTGCCATTGTAAATATGTACTCTTTTCTGACATTGGAAATCTCGGCAGTAACATTTTCAAGCTTTGCTGCTGTGTCCGCATCAAGCTCAGAGTAATCGAACGTGTTCTGAGCAGGTGCGGCAGTTTCGGCAGGCGCAGCAGGAATTTGCTTGTCTCCCATAACGCAGTAATCATCGGGAGTGTCGGGATAATTGCAGCAGCCGTTGTCGTCATACCCGCAGTTGTTGCAGGGGAGATTTGATTTATCGTCTTTGTGTTTACGATAATAAAGGCAATCTTCGTAATTATGACAATGGGATGCAAGAAATTCTGTGAGCTTATCGAATTCACAAAAGCTGCTCTCGCAGTAGTCACATTTAAAATCAATACCGCCCAAAGGCATATAATGTAAGGTTTTGCCGGTCTGCCAGAACGGGCACTCAATCTCACTTTCGTCAAAGGTGTTGTAGAACAATTCAAGCTTGTTTTTATCGGAAAATACTTCCTCGTCATCGTCTTTCCGAAAAATTTCAGCGGGGAATTTTCTGATAAATGCTGTCACATTTGACCACGAAAGCTGAAGCTTTGTATCACCGCTATTGTTTATTACATGATCGAATGTAACAAGCATACAGCTTGACATAGCTGTAAATCTGTTACTGCCATGAAAGCGCTTACCGTGATTATCTCTGAGGTAATCCTTTAAAGGCACAGGTGATATTTCTGCCGCAAGCTCTGCAACCTTGTCTTCCTCGCCGTGTATCATGCTTTTGATCGCAGCAACAATGTCCCCATGAAACTGTGTCATACTCGCATCGTATTTCACTGTCAATCCTCCTCTTTGATTTCAAATTCAACCGGCATGCTGACCTTCTGAACAGCTGACCGCTCTTTATCTACCGAGCCGATAATAGCATCGCAATACTGCTTGTCCTCATCGTCAAGGCTTGAATAAATCAGCTCAGCCTGTATCTTGAACGCAGCAGCTACAATATGATGTGTAAGCTCCGTCATGCCGTATCTTTGACCCATATCCATAAGCAGCTCACGCATATAGTCCTCGATTATTCGATTGATGTCCGCTTTGTTAAAAGCAACCGCCCTTGCAAGCTTCTTTGTTATCTCGATAGGAGTAGTCATATTGTCTCACCTCCCAGAAACTTCTTTATCTCAGCTATCTGAGCTTTCCACTCGTCAATAACCGCCTGTTCTGCGGCAATTTCACCATTAAGATAGTCAATCTTATCCTGACAAGCCTCCCTAACCGCAAGGGGAATGGTCTTGACATTTTCCTCGGAAGGTGTTACAATATCAGCAGGAATGTTAGGTATATTTTCCTGCTCAGAGCCTGATTCGGTTGCCGCCGTTTCAGGCTCTTCTTTTATCCTGTCAGCCATATACGCTCCCATGTCGGTATCACCTGTGACCTCATAGCATGGGGTATCATTGCCGTAAGCTCGTTCGAGCTCTTCATCGGTGATAGGTGCAAATGCTGCATCTCCGTGCTCGTTGTAGTCACGCACAATGCTGTACACAGTGCTCTTGACCGTATCATGCTTTTTGGCTATCTGCGCCATAGTAGCGCCCGAACGATATTCTGTAACGATGCTGCGCTTTTCCTCAGCATCAAATCTGCTTTTCCTTGCCATTTCATTATCCTCCTTGTTATCCGTGGGAATGTCCCACCCTTTTTCACGAATAGATGTTATCAGATTAACGACCGTATCGGGCATTACATCGTGGCTATTGTATTTCAGATCTGTCACATCTCCGAGAGCAAGGTGAAGCTTCTTAGCAATTTCTCTCGGGGTTTTGCCCTCTTTCAGCATCTGATAAACCATCTTCTCATTCGCCGACAGCGACCGCACCGCAGGCGCATCAATAGCTATCCGCATATCATCACCTCTGTATGGGGCACTCGGTGATAGACAGTATCTGCGAAGCACCTACATACTTCCTTGCACATTCAGATGCACCCTCAAAGCTGTGCGCCTGTATGCGGCAGCTGTACTTCCTGCCCTCATAGGCGTATCTAAGGATATACCATTTCATTTTTACACCTCCCTGCAAACATCTGTGATAACCGCCTCAATCAGATCGTCAAGACTGTTTTCAGCGAAAATCCTGTCCCTTGCCTTAGCTTCGGCAGCTTCTCTCGACCTAGCCGATACGCTGTACACATCGTTGAATGCGCCGCCCTTGAACCTGAGGTGGACATATACGTTGTATGTGCTCATTACTTTACACCTGCCTTTTCCTTAGCCGCTTCAAGCAGCTTCTTGTCGATGATACGCTTGAGGCATTTTGCCATAATCTCAGGGCTTGGCTCGTTTACGAGTATGATCCTGCGTCCGCTTTCGGACATCATTTCTCTGGTGGGATAGTTCTTGTCCATGATTTTCTCCTTTCTGTCCTGATTTCGGGACAGATAATGTGCTATACTGAAAATAGACATCATCTCTCTATTCCCAGCACCTGGGCGATGCAGTTTGCCATGCGCTCACTTTCACGTGCGCCGCACATAAACGCCTCGATTGTTCCTACAGTGTAACCTGTGGCCTTTGAGAGGTCAGCATATTTCCAGCCTCTGATGGAAAGCTGCTTTTTTACTTCTGCGATAAAAAGCTTGTAAATAATTATCACCTCGTTGCAAAAATGTAAATATTAAATTATTTTGTTTGGAAAGCTTGACAAAAGCAAATAAAAGCGTTACTATATGGTTAGTAAAACAAATATAGTGTGTGCTTGGTAAACTTAACTGCAATTAAATTTACCTGTATTTCTTATTGCTTATGTGTTATGTTTTCCTTACAAACACATAATAGCACACAAAATCGTTACTGTCAATACAAAAGTCACGAATTTATGCACTTTTGTATTGCTGTACAATTTGGGGGTAACGAAAATGTGTACTTTATACAAAATAATTGAATTATTGGACAATAAAGGTCTAAAACAAAAAGACCTTACCGACTTTCTTGGACTAAGCAAAAATGCGTTTACTAACTGGAAAAATGGTAATAACAATTCATATATGAAACATCTTCCTAAGATAGCCGAATTTCTGGGAGTATCTGTTGATTACCTTGTAGGAAATGAAAATCAAAAGGAAGACCAAAGCGACAATGAAAAGCTCTCTTTTGCCTTGTTTGGCACCGCTGATGTAGATGAAGAGGTGCTGAACGATGTCCGCAAATACGCCCAGATAGCCCGCAGAATACGAGATGAAAGTAAGAAAGAAGGCAAATAAATGATTACATACAACGAGCTTTGTGATATTGCCGAAAGGGACGATATCCTTATGCTCAGCGGTAAACTGCATCACAATGTGCCATCAATAGCTATTTGTGATAATGGCTGGTATGCTGTTGTCTTTGACTATGATCAGATTCAGACAACAGCTGCTCTTATAACCTGTACTGCTCACGAGATGGGGCACTGTGAAACAGGAGCATTTTACACCGAACACAGTTTAGAATTGCGCAGTCGTATGGAGTACCGTGCCAATAAATGGGCAATAAAAAAACTCGCCCCGAAGGACGAGATGATTACAGCAATGAAAGACGGAAATACAGAAATATGGCAGCTTGCTGAGTATTTCGGCATTACCGAGGATATGGTTAAGTTTGCTATGTGGGTGTATTTTGATAAGCAGATTGATTAAAGGACGTGACATTATGAGATATTTTAATACTAAGACTGTAATAGCTGGGACACTTTCGGTTATATGTGTGTTGTCGTTTTCTTCATGCGGTTCCTCCAGTTCTTCGCAGAACAGCAGTGAAGTCACAACAACATCTGCTGCTACGACTGTAACAACCGTGGCAAGAATCGATGAACCTGCCGGTAATGACGAGCCCTCAAAGTGGGCTGAGTATATTTCAGATTCTTATGTAAAAATAATCGACTACACTCAAACTGCATCTGAAAAAGAAGGAAAATACAATATAACCATATGCGCCTCTGCGGATCTGGCGACAAATCCCGAGCTTACAGTTAAAAATTTATTTAAGCAGTCCAAGCTTATTTTCAGGCAGTTTAAAAAGTGCGGGGCACTTGATGTGCTTTCTGTAAGCTTTGCTGATGAGAAGGATAACGACAAGCCTTATATGAGCTACGATATAAGCAGTGACACATTGAATGAGCAGGATTTTGATGACAGTAACTGGGACGAGTACTCTATTCCTAAAATTACAGAAAACTTCACGGCTGACGATACATTAGAAGACTATGTAAAATCCGAATCCGAACGGAAGGCAGATGATCTGGCTGATAGTTTCACGGATTATCTGTCAACCTTTTATCAAAGTGTTGAAGTGTCATATGATTATGATAAGGACTATTTTACAGCTTCCGCATTGGTTAAAAATGGAAACGAACTTTTGAATTCAGCAAATTCAGTTGATTGGAGCAACTTTGTTGACGGGGTTGTGCAAAAATATGAATCAATGCGTGATACTGTGCAGGCAAAGGGTCTGAACAGTAAACTAAAGATCTCATTGTACAGTGATTACGATAACAGCGAAATGGTCACGGTAAAAGGAAATATAATTACATATAACGCACGCAAAGATGAATACACCAGTTATCTCCCTCAAAACAATTCAGTTTAGCCTGCTTCAAG